AATGTATTCACCGTCATTAGGGACCCGGCAGACTGGCAGGTTTCTATTTACCACCAGGCAATACGGCGCATGGGCTCAGATATGAGCTTCGAAGCGTTCTACGAGAGGACCAGAAACAATCCGGTCAACCCGTGTAACGGGAGATACAACCGTGAATGCATATACTTCGACCGCTTTTTTGGCTGCGCTCCGCAGGAGGTCGGCGGATGGCTCGAAAAGCTGTGGGGCGTGACGGTAACGGACAAGCTCGATGAGGACCTTCCGCTGCTGTTCGAGTATTACGGGCTACCGGCGGCCGGATACAAGAACAAGCGTGTGACCGGCGAGTATGACGAGATCGACAAAAAAATGACGCCGAAGGTCTATACCCTGACCGATGAGATGCGGAAGCGGATATACAACGAGAACCCGCTGGATGTTCAGTTGTATGAACTGGCAAAAGAGCTGCGTATACAGTGGCTCGAGAAATTAAAGAGGGAGATGAATGGACGCTAAGATCACGATCACAACAGAATGCGGCGCGAAGTGCAGGACCTGCCCGGTACATACGATGCCGAAAGAGTTTATGGACTTCGACTATTTTACCCGCATGTGGGACAAGCTCATGCACGAGGACCGGTATGTAAACCGCGTGCTCCTGAACAACACCGGCGATATGTACTACCACCCGGACTGTGACCGGATGCTCGACTACATCGAAGAGCACCATTACCGGCCGGTCATTATGACCACGAATGCCAGCCGGATGAAACGGATCCCGAAAATAGACGAGATCGTCATATCCTTCAACGGCGGGACGAAGGAAGCATACGAGTATACCACCGGCCTCGACTTCGATGCCGTCGTTAAAAACATCAAAGACGCATACGAGGAACTCGAAAAGGTCCCGACCCTGCAGCTGCACTGTCTTATTTGGGAAGGGAACAAAGGCACGGAGCGAGACCTCGCGGAGCTCTGGAAGGATTTTCCGGGCTCGGTCCGGATATCGTACAAATACGACAACCAGATGAAAGAGGACTACACCCTCGCGCAGTACAAACGGTACGACCGGGAGCCGTGTAAATACCTCGGGATGCTGTCCATCATGCCGGACGGGCAGATTATCAGCTGTGCGCACGACTTCGAGAAGACCAGGAATTTCGGCAATTACGTCGAGAACGACACGTTCGATATCATCATGCACCCGCAGCGCCAAGGGATACTCGCGGCGCATTATGACGGGAAATATCCCGGCATCTGCATGAAGTGTAACTTCAACACGCCGGATCGGGGGAAAGTATTTTATGTGGAGGTGTAACCCATGGCATTAAACACGGCAAACAGTCTCATTACACTGGCTGAAATGAAGACTTATTTGAACATCTCGAGCGCGGACTATGACACCATTTTAGAGCAGCTTATCGACGGGGTGAGCTGGAAGTTTAACGAATACACAAACCGCAAGCTCAAGGCCCGTGATCTGACCGAATATTATAACGGCGATGGGAAGACCGAGCTCTTCACCCGGGAATATCCGATCAACTCCGATAAGGATTCCATCGAAATATACATCGATTCAGACCGTGCATACGGAGCGGACACAAAGGTCGACGCGGACACGATCATTATCGACTCGGGTATCGGAAAGATTACCCTCGAAGAGGACTCGTTTGTCGACTATCCGCAGGGCACGAAAATTGTCTACAACGCCGGCTATTCGACGATTCCCTACGACTTAACGGAAGCCTGCAGAAAGCAGGTCAAGTATGAGTTCAACAAATGGAAAGACAACCGGGAAGGAAAGAACACGGTCAACATCGATGCCGGAAGCATTACGTTTACCGAAGACGCATTCCTGCCGGAAGTAGAACAGGTTTTAAAGAGGTATAAGGCGCATGGCCACATATACGCTTGAACAGTTTCGACGGAAGCTCGAACGGTTTGCACGGAAACAGCCGCGCATTGCACATAACGCAGTCAAAGCCGGTGCGGAGATGGTCCGCACCGAGGCGGTAACGAAGCATCTTTCCGGGCCGAAAATGTCACACGGCGCGGGCAGTAAAAAGAACGCGACCCTACAGCCGGACAGCGGGAGGCTCAGAAACAGTGTGTCGACCAGAGTACAGCGTTCAGGCGGGAGGATCCGAGGGACCGTCGGAACAAACCTGAAATATGCTGCTATACATGAGTTCGGCGGGACCATACGACCGAAGACCAAGAAGTATCTGAAGTTTAAGGCGGGCGGCCGGTGGTATTCGGCGAACCAGGTAACGATACCGGAGCGGCCGTATCTCAGACCGTCGCTCGAGAAAAAGAGGAAAGCGGTCTTAAACCTGATACTCAGAAAACTATTGGAAGGATACAAGAGAAGTGGCTGATACAAAGAAAAAACAGATTGTCGACGCGCTTATGACTGCACTGCAGGGCATCACCGGGATCGGCAAGGTGACGCAGGACGAGCGGGAGTATACGGCCTATTCGGTCGGCGACTATCCGGCGCTGCTCGTGCAGAGCTCGAAACCGACGGTGGACCGGCTCTCATACCCGCACAATACTGCGGACGACATGGAAGCTGAGATGGAAATACAGATAGAAGGCGTGGTCCACAACATCACGGCGAGCGATATCGAAGGTGACGCGGACGCGCTCAGGCAGGATGTCGAGCAGGCGATAGTAGGAAACGCGGCACTCAATGCGCTGGTAAAAGATATATACCTGGAAAGCGATGACGACATCGCGGACCTGGACCAAAACTACGGGATATTCTCGGCGGTGTATACCGCTGTATATCACTATAACCACAACACTCCGTAAGGAGAAAGGAGAAGAGACATGCCTGGAACAATGGGAAAAGACGGCGGCTTTTATGTAGCAGGGAGCCTCGTCACGTTCATCGACTCATGGACACTCAACTTAAGCCGAGGCCTCGAAGAGGTCGGTGCTTACGGTGACGACTGGGACAAGGTCGCGCCGACGGTGAAAAGCTGGAATGCAAGTTTCAGCGGCACCCTCGACAGAAGCGACACGCAGCAGGCTGCACTGCTCGACCAGCTCGAGGACGCAGAAGACGCTGCACAGGTCGTCCGGCTGGCCACAGAGCGCGGAAGCGACTATTGGGAAGGTTCGAGTTACATCGAGTCTATGAGCATCAACAGCACGCACAAGGGCAAGGTGGCTATAAGCGGCAACCTTCGCGGACACGGCGAGATAACCTATACGGGGAGCTAATACATGGCACAACTCACGATTGAGGACAGATACGACATTATCCCGACGGTAAACGGCAACGACAAAGACGAGGCGCCGATGATTTTTCACTGCAAAGTCTTAAACCCGAACGAGCGCGAACAGTGCTTGAAGTTCGAGGTGGAAAAGATGAGCGAAGACGGCAGGGCGCCGGTCACCGTCGACCGAAGGCAGATGTTTCTGCTTTCCGTGCAGTCTATCGAGAACTGCAACGTCAACGGTAAGGACATCACAACCGCACGGCAGTTTTTACAGCAGTCGGGCATGAGTGCGTACTATGACGATGTGACGCTTAAGATGATACCGCACCTGTCAGCCGAGGTAGTGTCAAAAAACTGATACCGGCCTTCCATCTCGCCATGATGGGAGGCTGGGAAGGTTACGACCCGGCGCCCGGGTACGAGGACCGGGAAATGGCGATACCGTATGCGGACACGGTCGTGAGGCGGGGAGATATACCGAAGATTATGCGGGACTATAAAACGGTCAAGCAGGTAACGATGTTCTTCGACTGCGAAGCAATGGGACAGCTGCCGTATGCAGGCGGGCTCTATGAGCAGCCGTGGTATATCGTCGAAATATTCAGGACGCTTAAGGCAGAGTCGGCAAAACGAAAACAACGAGGCGGATAAATGCCAGTACGAGACAAAGTACACGTAGACATCCTCACAGAAACACGACAGTCACAGACGAACCTGAAACAGCTGGTCGCCGGCTTCTTTACAGCGCAGGCTGCATGGTCCGCAGCACAGAAGACCCTGCAGAAAACCGTCGAGTTCATGAGGGAATCCATCGAGCTCGCGAAAGCACAGGAAGCTGCAGAAACGAAGCTCGCCGGGGTCCTCAAGGCTACCGGAGAAGCTGCCGGGTTTAACGCGGAGGAACTGAAAGAAATGGCGTCCGGCCTGCAGTCTGTCACGACCTATGGCGATGAAGCGATACTTTCAGCGCAGTCAATTTTGCTCACCTTCAAGGGCCTGCAGGGCGAGGCCTTCGAGCGGACCCAGGAATTAGCGCTCGATCTGTCAGCGACATTCGGCCAGGACCTGAAGTCCTCGGCCATTCAGCTCGGGAAAGCGCTCGAGGACCCGAAACGAGGCCTCACGTCATTACGGCGTATCGGTGTTTCGTTTACGGAAGAGCAGGAAAAGATGATCGATTCCATGATCGAGGCCGGAAATGTGGCGGGAGCACAGGCAGAGATCCTCGACACGCTCGAAAGGCAGGTTGGTGGCGTCGCAGAACAAATGGCGGACTCTTCGAGTGGGTCATTACAGCAGATGAATAATGCTGTCGGCGACCTGAAGGAAGAAATAGGTTTCCTCATCATAGAAGGGTTTGAGCCGCTTGCGAAAATAGTCCGTAGAAATGCGGAAATAAACGCTGAATACCTGCGAAGCCTACGGGAGCTTGAGAATTTATTTGAAGAGGTGGGAGAGGGGCAGGAATTCGCATCCACAGAACGGCTTAACGAGCAGCTCGAGGCTATTGACAGAAGCATAGAAGCGATAAAGAAGAAGCAAGGGAAGTTGCATTTTTCTGATATTTTTGGAGGCGCATCGCGGATTAACGAAACAACAAAGCTCAATGCTTTGATAAAAGCGCGTGAAGAATTAGTTGAACAACTGAACGACGCACAGAGTGAGACAGTCAGGCAGGAAAAAGAGATGCTTGCACTGCGCATAGCATCCGGCGAACACCTGCGAGATTTTAACGAAGTATATAACGAGCAATTCGAAACGACCGAAAAGTCCGCCGCACATCAGGAACATGTGTTGCGAGTGACACGAGAAGTAAATGGTGTCATAGACTCTGCTAAAACGGAGTATGAGAAGCTCAATGAGCAACTAGAATACTTTGAAAGTCTCGCAGATAACGGCTGGAAAGTAGGTGGGAAGCTTGCCGATGCAATACAGCTGTTGCAAACTCGCATTAGCGAAATGGAGAACCAGTGGGCGGAAAAGCAGGACTACAGCGAGGTCGGTCAGAAATGGCGCGAAGATATTGGCTATATAGAAGAGGCGACGGCACAATGGAGCGCATATGGAGACGAAGCCGAAGAGGCTAACAGAAAAGCTAAAGATGGAATAGATGATACAAAAAGCGCAATTGAGCTCGCGCAAGAAGCTATGGAAAAACTCGGCGAAAGTATGGCAGAGGTGACTGGAGAAGCCTACTTATCTGCTTTTGAACAAAT